ATAATTATTTTTATTTTTTATTATAAGGCGTTGTTAAAAAAAAATGATTTTGAATATGTTATTATAATTTACCGTTGCCATTTTGGCACAAGAATATTTGGGTTCATTGATGGGCGCGTGCTTTTCCAATTGCCTTCGAACCACCGATGAGGCTTCTGAGCTTGAGTTCGGACCTGCTCCTCTGATCCCTGCCTACACCTATTCGACATATAATGAGGACGTACCGGGGGATTGGATTCGGTGGCCGATGATAGATAAAGGCGGGGACCTGGAGAAGCAGTTGATAAAGATGGGACATTTTCGTCCGGAGTGAAGAGAGGACAAGAAGATTATGTGTCTTGTACAGATTTGACACTCACATTAATTTTTTTATTTTTCTTCTTTATTTTCAACACTTACATTACTAACATCTTCTACTACTATTTTATTTATTTTTTATTTCTATTATAATTTCTATATAATATAGTACCTAATAATAATAACAATGTTGTTAATATATAATAAAATCATTTGAATACTCGCATAATCATCACTATATTACGCTACATTATTAGATGATATAATATTATATATTAACTCATTTTAATATGACATATTAAAATTGTTTATATATAATCCATCTAATAAATTACTTTCATTCATTCGCACATTTAAGTGAATAAAATCTCCAACATATAATAAACCGTTACTATTTAAAGGATATAATAATTCAATTTCATAACTTTTACTTATAAAAATATTGTTATTGAACATTGTTTTCGCTCATATAAAATTATTTCATTATATAAAATAAAATCATCTGTTATTGTCTTATTAAAACCACACTTTTATTGTAATACATTTACTTCCTTCGTTATATGTTGATTTGTTAAAAATTGAAAAGTATTTACTGTTTCTGTTAATATATCCCATTCATCTCCTATTAATGTTGCTGAGTTAGGTTCAAAAATGTTGCTACATAAGTATTGTATTGTATCACTCATATTTATAAAATTAAATTGATCATAATACTTTATATTTCTCCAATTCATATCATAACTAAATAATATACTACTGGAATTGACTATTCCTAATGTTAATGTTGGTAATTCTCCTGATACTGCTTTTTTTCTACTGAATTACAATCTGTTGCTCCATTTAAATTACAATTAAATTCTTGCGATTTTACGCATAAAAATAATGATGTTAATATAGGTAATATTTTATACATTTTTATTTATAATTTATTAAATATAAACTTATATATATTATGATACAAAAAAATATTTTAATTATTTTAATTATTTTAATTATTTAAATTGTCTACTATATGCATAACATTTATCATAATAACATCTAATTATTTGATTTAATTTAGGAAAATCTATTCTTATTTCATATGTAGCACTATCAAGTATTTTGGGAGGACCTATATTTGTAAAAGTTTGTGATTCTCCATTATTACTTTTAATTTTACTTTTTGTATCTCTTTTTTTACTTTTATTAAACCAATTTAATTTTATATCATTCTTAATAAAATCAAATACACCATTAATATTTAGAACTTGTTTTTCTGAATATTTTGATGATTTTGAGTTTAAATTATTTTTTGTAAAACTATTATTATATTTTGTATTATCTGCATATTTTTTGTAATAGTTTATACTCTTTTTTAGTAATATTTCCTTTAATTTTTCTAGATCTTGTTCATTTATTTTACTCTTAGAGTTTGAACTCTTAGAGTTTGAACTCTTAGAGTTTTGACTCTGTGTCCAATGTTGTATTCTTTTAACATTTTTTTCTACAATAGTTTTTATTGTCTCTTCTATTGGGTCTGTGTTTGGTATATTTTTTAAATTTTGAAGTTTACTTGGAAGATTACTTGGAAGATTACTTGGAAGATTATTTGGAAGAGGACTACTAAATAATTTTTCATATTGTGTTACCAAACTATCTTTTGGTTTTGATGGTTGTTTTGATTTTGATGACTGTCTTGGTGGGTTTCCTTGACCTGTTGCTTGTTGGTTTGATATAAAATTAAATTTTATTGGCCTCAATTGTACACTAGGTCCCATATGTGCAGGTTGAATATAAGGTTTTATTTGTTTTTTTGTTGGATAACCTCCATATCCTTTTACAAAATTATTAATCATTAATTATATTTTATTTTATTTTATTTTTAAATTATATAAATATTTTTTTATAATTATAAAAAAATTATATTATATTTATAACTTTAATAATTAAATACTTCTCATTACATAATTTTCTAAATTTAATGGTTCATAAGTAGGTTCATATACAGGTACAGGTGCTAATCGCTCTTTATAAATAACATTATATTGATTTTGTTTGTAAAAGTTTAATCTTTTTTTTCCTTGATTTTTAAATATAGAAAACATATCAATTATATCTACAACTAATGGATTAAATTTACGCTCGTGTGCTTGTTGTCGCAATATACGACCAACTGCTTGTGTAATTTCACTTTGTGGAGATGATAGAATGAGTGTTGAAAGTCCAAATATATCTAAACCTTCTTTTGCAATTGCGTATGTAGCAAGTATTAAATCCTTTTCTTCACTCTCTTTTAATTGTTCTTGTTTCATTCCGCCAATATAAAAACCTATAGTTTTTCCACTTTCATGTAATTTATCTTTTATTCCTTTATATATAAGTGAAAGTTGTTCTTTACGGGAAGATAAGAGAAGGATTTTTCGCTCATTATTTTCTTCAAAAATATTTAGAATTATACGAATTACTTTTTCTATACGTGGTTTAAATTTACATATATTATTCATCATTAATGCACTGTTTGGTTTTCCATTAAATGTTAATGTATATTCTTGAGAATATGCTGGGTCTTTATCAAAATATTCATATAAATGTACGTCTACTTGATTATCATCTTCTCGCTGTGCGTGATATACCAAATCTCCAAAGAAATAATGATACACTTTATGTAATCCATCTTGTCGTTTCATTGTTGCTGATAGTCCAAGAAAATATCTATAATTTACTAAATGAAAAAGTTGGCTGAAACAATTTGATGCCATACTATGAATTTCATCACAAATTACAAATCCAAATTGATTAAATATATCTGTATCATAATCTTTTAATGTAAGTGATTGTAATGAACCAATTACTATATCTTTATCATCTACTTGTACTTTATTTTGACGAATTATACCTATACGTGATTTATCTATATTTGTAAATTGTAATATACGCTCTATCCATTGATTTTCTAAAAATTTTTTATGAACCACTATTAAAGTTTTCTTTTTTAATTGACAAATTATATAAATGGATAGGGCGGTCTTTCCAAAACCTGTATGCAAGGATAATAATCCTTTTGTAGTATTAATATCTTTCATAGATTCAAGATATTCATTTACAGGTGCTTTTTGATTATCACGCAATTTTCCTACAAACTCTATATTTATATTTTCACCATTATTTAATTTAATATGTTTTGGATTTCCAAATTGTTTTATACCATAACATCGTGGTAAATAAAGTTTCTTATTATTTTCCAAATATAATGGAATTTTTGGTACTTCTCCTATTACAAAGTCTTTACATATATTTGGTTCAACTGTTAATTTACTCTTTATATCATTTATTTGCTCTTGTGTTAATTGTTCCTTATATAACACATAACCATTATGTCCTAATGTTGTTTTAAGTTCATTTAATTGTTTTTTATTAAATGAATAAAGTAATTTATTATCTTTTCTTAACATATTTGATATATATTATAATAAAAATAATTTATATTTATATCATTTTTTCATAATATAAAATTTTCTATATATTTATTGTAATATAAATTTATTTTGTGTATAAACAATCCAATGTGATACAAATTTATTATATCCTAAATTTTTATATTCTATAAGTTTATCTCTTTCTTTTGGTAAATTATCACCTATATAATATGCTACATAATATTCAATAAAATATTCAATAAAATCATTTAATGTATTATAATTTTTTTTGTTTCTATAATTATCATATGATATATTACTATTTAATATTGATACATTTTCATAATTAAAATTTACTAATATAATACGCTTACTAAATGTAGTAATTAGTACATATATATTATATATTAAATTTATTAATTTATTTATAAAATGCATTTTTATAATTATATATTTATTTCATATTATCTATTATAATATATATACAATTTATTTTATATCTTATTTATATCAAATAAATTAATTAGATAATATTGTATAATCATATAATAAATAATGTTGATTTTCTTTTTCAAATTCTAATTCATAATAATCATTTATATCTAATTTTTCAATTATTATTTCACTTTTATTTTCTATATTTTCTATTTTTATTATTTCACCTATAAGTTTCTCACATTTAACATATAAATATAATTCATTTTGATTGTTACTTTCATTTTCGATTAATTTACTATAAACCCCTAAACTATTTGCCAATTCCATTATATTTTCTATAACCTCTTTCTTATATAATTTTTCAGGACTATATGTATATATATAATATTTATCATTTTCTGTTTCTTTATATTCAAATAACGCATCTATTATACCTGATATTATTTTTAATCTATTTTCTAAACTTGAATATTTATAATCAATTGGTATATCATAACTTGTTAATAAATTATATTTATTTATAAAAAGCTGAATTATATCAACTATATTATTATGATTAATATAATATATATCACTTGGTTTATATAATTGTGTTAATCTCAAATTATACTCACATAAACTTTTTAATATATTATTCTTTTGATTAACATTATTTATTTGTATCATATTTTTACTATTAGAATTTATAAAATTTATTGATATATGTGTTCCATACCAATATCCAAATAAATATGGCTCTAATATATAATTTTGTTCTTTTATTAAATCATTATTAAATATTACATATTTTTTATAACCATAATAAACATTATTTATATTTGTATCTTTGTCATTAATTTCTATATATGTATCATTATTATTAACTTTTACAAAATCATCATTCAATTCTTCTATATATTTCTTTTCAATAAAACTATTATTATTTTTATAAAATTCTTGCTCTGGATTATTTTCTTTTTCTTTTGTTTCATTTATTTCTCCTGTTTCTTTTTTGTTTTCTTGCTCTTTATTTTTCTTAATATCTATTTGCGGATTTAAATTAGATGATATATCTTTAACATTTTCTTCATTTAAAACTACATAGTTATTTAAATCACTTACATATTTGATATATTCTAAAAGGGGTATATTTATAATAATTCCGCTTTTTGTTATTAATGCTAAATTACTATTTTCACTTATAATATATGGATTTCCATATTTTTGATATATTTTATATAATTGTAGCTTTTCTTTTTTTATATTAATTATTCTATTTTCTTTATTATTTGTTAAAATACACTCTCCTATATTTACGTTTTCAATATATTTTTTAGATAAATCATTCATTATTATTTTATTTGTAATATTATGGGAGTTTATCATATTTTCTTTTTTATTAACTGTATTTGATAAAAATTCATATAATGACATCATTATTTTACTATAATTTACATATATTTATTTTTACTAATTAAGTTAAATATATTATTATAATATATTATCTCTATATATTTATACTAAAAAATAAAAATTATTTTTTTTTTATTTTTATTTTTATTTTTTTTTTTATTTTTATTTTTATTTTTATTTTTTTTATATAAATATTATTATTTTTTATATA